GTTGCCCATCCGGGCAAGGAAACTGGCGCGTCTCGGGTTGTCCCCTGACTTGACCGGGGCCTTGAGGTTCATCCCCTCGGCCTTGGCAGAGCGGCGACCGGCCTCGTTCAGACCGCCCTTCGGGTTTTGCCCTGCCTTGCGCTGCCATGCGGCGGTCTTCATACGAGGTTCACGTCTCTCGGCTCCTGCGGTCTACCACCCGGGCCACCCGGTACCGGCGTAGGTGTCGGGCCACCGAGTCCAGCAGCGGCGACACCGGCGGTAGCCCTCGGCGAAAGTCTTGGCACCCTGCCGACGGCTCCTCCCAGAATTGCACCACCTCTCCGGCGACGAAAGCCGAACAGATCCTCGCCTTCCTGGTCGCCGTTATCTCCGAGCAGCTGCGCCTTCACTTCCGCTTGAGCGCGGTCTTGATGGATTCGCGAAACGCTTTCGCAGTCGGCGCACCCTTGCTGCCGGGCTTGCGCATCTTCTCGCCGCTACCGGCCTTGATGCGCTCGCGTTTAGCGTTGATGTTTGCGTATAAACCGGGACCAGGCATCTCGTTACCTCACGCTGCTTCGGGCAGTTTCGGCTTGCGCCGGACCTTCGCGCCACGCACGAACTCGACCTCGACCTTCGGCGGGGGCGGCGGCTCACAGTCGGGACACCGCACCCACCCGCCAGACCAATCGGCCACCCAGCCGCTGCTGTTGCAGTTGAGGCAAGGCTTCCGCTCAGTCTCGGTCATGCCCCAAGTCTAACCCCCCGGCTACCGCTGCGGCAACTCGCCACGGATCAGCGGCAGGGCGTCCTCGAGGCGCATCACCACGAGCCACCCCTTCCCGTCACCCCGGCAGGCCACCACCGGGATGTCGCCGGGGCCAGACGCACGGACGGCCTGCTCGACCCATTCGTGGACGGCGATGCCCTTCCGGCGCTTGACCTCCCACCGGAACTGGCCGGTCGTGATGTCGTCGCCGCCGTCACGGGCCTGCCCAATGTTGCGCCTGACCACCCAGCCGAGCTGGTCGCTCAGAATCTTGGCGAGCTCGTTCTCACCGGCTGCGCCCTTACGCCTTTGACTTGCGCCCATTCGCTTTCCTCGGTTGGTACGCCTTTAGCCCGCGCCCAAGCAAACCCATGATGGTAGACACCGGAACCCCGAGCTCGCGGGCAAGTTCCTTATTCGTCGGCAGCGCCGCACGAGCGGCCTTTACATCGAGGACCCGCTGGTACTGCTCCATCGTCACCGATGGGGGCCTGCCTGCACTGCGCTTCACGACATCACCTCCACGAGCATGGCGAAAAACAGCAGGATGCCGAGGAGCACGATCGCAGCGTCCCGCAGCAGCCGGAACAGCGGGCCGAAGTCAGGCGGGCGTTCCATCGCCATCCTCCACGGCATCCTCGACGCGCTCGAGAAGGTCGTCGAGCTCCTCGTCGCCGATCTGCTCCTTACCGTTGACGGCGCACCAGGCGGGGTCGAGCCGCCGCAGGGCGTCGCGCACGTCGCGCAGCAGATCGTGTCGCTCTCGCAGCAGCCGGAGCAGCCTCATGCGCTCGCTCATTTGCTCCCCCTCGCACGGATGGCGTTGACGATTTCCTGCGCGTTGTTGTCGCTGATGCACAGCCCGTAAACAATCGGGCAAATCGCCTCCCGCTCGGCCTCGACCGCTTTGGCTGCATACGCCTTCATCTGCGCGGCGGTGTAAACGCTGCCGAGTGCGCGGCTTTGGTACTTGACCCCGGTTGCAATAGGTTTAGGCAGTCTCATTTGCTCCCCCTCGCACGGATGGCCTCGGCGCAGTCTCTCGCCGTCATCGGGTTGGCGTAGTTGTCCACGCTGTCTGCAATCTCCGCACACGCCTCCCGCTCGGCCTCGACCGCTCGGTTAACGATGCGCTCAATGCGATTGATGATGTCGCTCATGCCGTTTTCGGCAGACGGCAGCCAGCCCATGCGTTCGATGATGTCCTCGCGTGTCATTTGCTCCCCCTCGCACGGATGGCTTTTGCAAACCATTGCCCATGAGTGTACGGGTCACACACCCGCGCACACGCCTCCCGCTCGGCCTCGACCGCTGCCGCAATCTCGCGCCGCCGGTTCACGCACAGGGGCTTCTGGCAGTCGGGGGGGCAGGTGTGGATGTGCCCCGGCTCCGCGAGCGCGGCGTCGAGGGCGGTGAGGGCGGCGTAAAGTCTTTTGCCTGAAGCCAATGCTTGCCGTATCTGCTCGGCTTCGGCGCGGGGCAGGGTAATGTTGCTCACGGCTTCACCTCCTCTGCTTTCTTGATGGCGGCATGAACGGTGTTCAGCAAAGTAACGCTCCAGTCGTAATCTGGATGCCTCGCCTCCGCTGCAACCTCCTTCAACACCTCCAACAGTTCCGCGATGATCTCATGCTGGCGGCGCAGTTTGGCGGCGGCTGGTTCCAAGTCATTCCATGAACTTGCTATTGAGTCCACCGCAAGCCCTTCAATGGAGTCAGCCAACCGCAGGGCTTCGGGTTGTTCGCTCACGGCTTCACCTCCCGCGCCCACAACATCCGGTCGGCGTGGATGTACCTCGCCTGCTCCCGCGTGAACTTCGTGCCGTGCTGAATGTCTGCGATGTCAGCGTCGGTCGCGTGAGTAGCGAACCAGTCGCGCAGGGTCATGCCGCCGTGATTGTGGTCGGGCCATGCCGGTACGCCCACAGCCGGAAACGCCGGGCCGCCGTTGTTGATCTTGCTCATATCGTCCTCTCCTGTTGTTTCGGCCCCGCACACTCGCCCTTGAACATCGCGTGACACCGCCCGCCGCCGTCGAGGCAGTTCGGGTACGCGCAGCCGGTGCGCTGCGCGGGCGGCGCCGCAGCGGCTTCCTTCAGCGCCGTCACCTGGTCCATGAGCTCGAGGATGCGCCGGAAGTACAGCGCATTCCGCTCGAGCGCGTCCTTGCACTCCCGGCGCCACTCGTCCTGCGTGTGCGAGCGGGCGAGGAAGTCCTTGTCGAGGTCGTCGAGTTCAATCGCCACGGTCCACCTCCGCAATCCGCTTGCCGATCCAGGCCATGCACGGCACGGCCATGCTGTTGCCGAGTGCCTTGTAGCGCGGCCCGTCTGGTGCTTCGGGCTTCTTGCGCCACGGGATGTTCGTAAAGCCGTCAGGGAAGCCTTGCAGCCGCTCGCACTCCACGGGCGTGAGGCGGCGGACTTGCATGGCGTGACGGACTCCAACCTCAACCTTTCGACCGTCGCTTGCGCCAAGCGGCCAAGTGACTTGCGCTTCAGTTCGCTGATAAGAATTGAACGCCACCGGCTGCGCGACCACGGTGCCTTCCTTCCCGCTTCGATTGCTGTCTGATCGCATCGTGTCGCTGATGCTGTCCTGCATCCAGTAGCCTTGCCCTGACTCGCGCATCGCCACCGGCTGCGCGACCGCGTGCTTGTCGCCCTTCGTCAGGGTCGGCGCGGGGTCGCCCGGCTGACCGATGCCGAGGCCGTTGCCCTTGCCGTCGCTATGCTCGCCGCGCTTCCCGGCGTGCCGTGTCGCTTGGTCGTGGATGGGGATGGGCTGCGCGACTACGTTTTGACCGCGATCAGCGCAAGGCGAGGAGTCATGTCGCGCTGTTAGGCTGCCGGCAATGTTGCCGAATTGCGTGATGGGCTGCGCGACAAACTGATCCTGCGCCGCCGCCAGCGTGAAGGCGCGCTCCTCGCTGCCGAGGTAGCCTTTGCCCGCCTGCTTGCCGATGTTGGTGCTGCCGCGAGAGCCATCCTCGCGCTCAACGCCGCCGCGGACTTTGAAAATGTGCGGCGTTACTCCTGCGCTGCCGTTTGCAACGCTACCGCCAACGCCGCCGGCAACTGCTTCCCGCGCTTCCCGGCGCGGCGTAAAATTCCTTGACACGCTTTCGCGCTCAAAAAGAACCTGAGCGGCACGCTGCCAGTCTCCAAGATGTCCGACAACGAACACACGACGGCGGCGCTGGGCCACTCCGAACCATTGAGCGTCCAAGACTCGGTAGGCCCACCCATACCCCAACTCCCCCAACGCCCCGAGGAAGGTGCCAAAATCCCGTCCTCCGCCAGATGACAGGACGCCGGGGACGTTTTCCCAGACAACCCATCTAGGCCGGTAACGTTGAGCGATCGCAAGGTACGTGAGCATGAGGTTTCCTCGAGGGTCTTCGAGGCCCTTGCGGAGACCCGCGACGCTGAAGGATTGGCAGGGGGTTCCTCCGACAAGAAGCTCAACTGGTTCATCAGGCCACTCCTGGAATTTGGTCATATCGCCGAGGTTCGGCACGTTGGGGTAGTGGTGCGCGAGCACCGCAGACGGGAACGGTTCGATCTCGCTGAACGCCACCGGCTGCCAGCCGAGTGGGTGCCATGCGACGGATGCGGCTTCGATGCCGCTGCAGACTGAGAGGTACTTCAATCGGAATCCTCCGCGCTGTGCCAGTCGCGCTGGCGCTTAAGGAACGTCGGCCACTTGAGCTCGTCCACCCAGCTGCGATCGTCGATCAGCACTTGGTTGGTGGGCTGCGCCGTGAACCGGCCGTTGTCGAGCTGCAGGAAGTAGAACTCCTTGCTCTGCGACGGCGAGGCGCTGAACGCATCGCCGACCGGCGCGAGCGTGAAGAGGTACATGCCGGCGTGCTCGGCGCCGTCCTGCAGCCGCACCCTCGCATTCATGGAGGAGAGATACGGATATTCGAGGGTCGTGAACTGCCACCCGTAGGCGTCCCAGGTCGCGGCCTGCCACGGCTCCCAGGGCGGGGCGTCCTTGACCGCGGCGAGCTGATGCAGCGGCACGTTGCGGTACACGGCGCCGCACTCGAGCAGCACATGGCAGCCGAACGCGCGGCCGGGCCACGAGGTCAGCCCGAACCACACCCCGCGCAGCCAGTCGTGCTGGCCGATCGCGTTGGGCTCGACCCAGATGTACCTGTGGGCGGGCAGCGCACCCGAGTGCGTGTAGAGCGTCATCGGTTCCGCAGCCTCGCAAGACCGCGCTCGCCGAACAACTGCCGCACCATCCCCGCAAGGTGCGGGTTGCCGATGACCTCCTTCGGGTCTGCGTCGCGGATTGCAGCAGCCGCCGCGTCTTTCAGGCGCTCCATCGCGTCCGCATCCGGCTCGCGCATGGTCAGCCGTGCAAGGTACGCCTCGCAGAGCTTCAACCTGTGGATAGGGGTCGGCTCCTGCTTGCCCCACACTCGAGCGGACCACTCGTCCTGTTCTGCGTGACGGGCGATGTCGGCGGCTTTCTGCTTGTCGGTCTTCTCGACCTTCTCGCCGGGGCGCAGCGCAGCCTTCTTGATCTCGAACAGGCCTTGCCACTGGTTCGCGATGGACTGGTCCACGACCGCCGCTTGGTCAGCGCCGAAGCGGGCAAGCTTGAGCTTCATCGCGTGTTCGCTGATCGGCTTGATGGGCTTGCGGATGGCCTTCCTGAAGGCGACCCATCTCTCCCACGATGCTTCATCGAGTTCGTTCATGTGTGTTTCCTCCAATCGGTTGTGTTCCAGTTTCCTTTGCCGTGATTGCACTCGCTGCAAAGGATTTGCAAGTTTTCTGGGTCGAGCGCAAGTTCGGGATGCGTAAGGCGTGGCTTGATATGGTCTACGTTCATCACCGCACCAGTCTGCGGCGTTGCGCCGCAGCACATGCAGCGCGGGCCGTACTTAACAAGAACCTGCATGCGCACTTTGCGCCACTCGTATGTCTCTAGAAAATCGCGAGTCGAGCAAAAATCGGTTTTTTTTCTTTCAGTCCTTGATGGCCCTTTCGATTTTCTTTTTTTCGGTGCTTTCACAGATTCACGGGTGAATTGCCGCATAACTTGTTTGTGTGCATCCAAGTAAGCCGCATCACTTTCATCTAAAGTTTTCTGCCTAGCGCCTTGGGCTCGCTGCAACCATTCCACGGCGAGCTTGATTGGCGACTCGCCTTTCGACAAATTCTGACCACGCACGGCCCGAAGATATGCCGAGGTCATGATGATTCTATGAGTATGATTCCCCACTCTTAATCCCCCATGCTCGGAACCCAGAGAAAACCCCCCTAACCCCCACAGCATGTGAAGGTGTCGAGAGGTTCCGGTTATGCCCGTGTACCCGTCGATATAACCCGCCTCGGCAATTTAACCAGCCCAAGGTCGTGGCTTGCGCCAACCGGAATTGCACCGGCCCCGCTGGCGACAGATTTGGCCCATGTCGAGGGGCTATGCGATGGAGTGATTGACAGACCTTTTCCCCCGGTCTATCGTCACGACACCTCGATACGCATCCCGAGAGTAGGGCCCTCCCCCCGCCCGCGTCAAGCCCCCGAAAGGGGGTTTGTCGTTTCTGGCCTCCTCCACGGCCTCGCAGATCACCGCCGCCACGCCGCGCACCCACCGTCTACGCCGAGCCATCACCCGCGCCACCTCTCGGCGACTCTCCAGGTGAGCCCGGTAGTAAGCCCGATGGTACGCAGCGCGGCTCATGGGCTGTCCGGCGTAGGCCGCAGCCCAGCCTCGATCTTGCGAATCAGCCGCCGAGTGCTGCGCGACTGGTCCTCTTCCTTGAGCTCGGCCACAACCTCACCGGCAAGCTCACGCAACGCATACCGCTCCGGCACGCCAACACGCGCCCACTTCGATACCGCTGCCCGCGTGACACCGAACCGCCGCGCAATGGCGCTTTGGTTGCCGTACTTCTTGACAAGTTCATCGACAGTCATAAGACCTCCGTTGTTAACGACCGGAAGCATACGGCAAAAAAAAGATGGATACAAGTGTTGACATAGCTACCGGAGCCGGTTTAGGATTCACCCGTCGATTACACACACACAGGGGAATTGACCATGAGATACCGACCCATCCCGTCCCATCTGCCCCCCGCCATCCGCTGGGGCATGACCGCAGGCCAGTGCCGCGCCGGTCGCGATCAGGCGATGCGCTTCGCCCGCCAGAACCCGAAGATGACGGCTTACGTCACGATGGCCCGCAACCAGCAGCGCATGATGCTGATGGCCATGCGCATGGCCCGCGAGGTGCAGTCATGAGCGGCTTGGATAAATTCGCACTCGCATGTCAGGCAGCGTTCTGGGACAGAATCCAGAACAATCAGCCGATCGCAGACGAGTACAACTTCGGCGACCAGTGGCGAGCATTGGTCGAGACCCGCACGATGGAGGCTGCTAAGGCCGCAGACTTCAAAGTGCATATCGCTCGACTTGGCGTGGACGATGATGGGGATGCCGCTGACGCTCTCGACGAAATGCAGAAGCAAACCTTCTCCGTAATCCACGACCTGAAGCGCAAGGTGGCCGCATGAGCGCCTTCGACGTCGTATACGTCACGGTCGTGACCATCGGCATGGCGCTGTTCTTCGGTGCCATCGTGGTTTGGATGTTCACCCGCCCTGCGCCGTGGAAGCGTCGGCGTGAGCGCCTGCCGAACCCCGCCTGGAGAGCCCGCGTCTACCAGCCCCACCACCACAGCCGCTGGTGGGTGTGATGGAAGACGACGATACCTGGTGGCACCAGCTCGACCTCGAGATGCAGGAGCGCGAGGAAGAGGAACGCATCGCAGCCTGCAACACCGCTTTATCCCTACTGACACAGGAACACACGCATGAACCAGTCTGAATCTATCGCCGCCCTCGCCGCTGCTCTGTCCAAGGCGCAGGCCGACATCACCGGAGCCTTGAAGGACAGCGCGAACCCGTTCTTCAAGTCAAAGTACGCGGACCTCGCGTCCTGCTGGGACGCCTGCCGCAAGCAGCTCGCCGCCAACGACCTCGCCGTCATCCAGACGACCGAGATCGGCGAGAGCGGGGCCATCCTCGTGACCACCCTCGCGCACTCGTCCGGGGAATGGATGCGCGGGTACCTGCCCATCCTGACCAAGGACGCCGGTCCGCAGGGGCAGGGCTCTGGCATCACCTACGCCCGCCGCTACGCCCTCGCTGCCATAGTGGGCCTTGCCCAGATCGACGACGATGCCGAGGCGGCGCAGGCCCGTGGCAAGCCCGAGGCCAAGCCCGACCCCGACCTTGCCAAGAAGGTGGCCGAGTGCCAGACCCTCGCCGACCTCACCGCCCTGTTCAAGGGGCTGACCGAGGCGCAGCGTCAGGCGTCCTCCGGCATCTTCGCCGCCCGCAAGAAGGAGCTCGGCTGATGGAGCAGCGCACCCCCGAATGGTTCGCCAAGCGGCTCGGGCTCGTGACCGCCAGCCGGATAGCCGACGTCATGGCGAAGACCAAGACCGGCGCGTCGGCCTCCCGCAGCGGGTACATGGCCGAACTCCTGACGGAACGCCTCACGGGACAGCCCACGGAGGGCTATAAGAGCCCCGCCATGGACAGGGGCATCGAGCTAGAGCCCGTCGCCAGAGCCGCCTACGAGGCGCGAGAGGGCGTCCTCGTGGATGAGGTGGACTTCGTGCGCCACCCCATCCTCGAGGCCGGGGCGTCCCCGGACGGGCTGGTCGGGGAGGACGGCTGCATCGAGATCAAGTGTCCGAACACCTCCACGATGCTTGAGTACATCGAGGACCGCTCCGTCCCCCGCAAGTACCTCCTGCAGATGCAGTGGCAGATGGCCTGCACCGGTCGCAACTGGTGCGACTTCGTGGCCTTCGATGACCGCCTGCCGGAGCACCTGCGGCTGCTCGTCATCCGAGTCCCGCGAGACGAGGGTGTCATCGCCGAGATCGCGGGCGAGGTCGGGCGGTTCCTGACCGAGCTGCGGGACCGGGTCGAACACCTGCAGACGGTGCGCCTGTGACCCTCGTCACCGGGTACTTCATCCAGCGCGAGGGCTGGGGCGGGTGGGAGGACGTACCGGCGCACGTTCTGGAACACGTCGGCCACAAGCCGAACCCCTACCTTGACATCAACCACGCACAGGCCGCGCTAGACGCAGCCGAGGCTTTCGGCGACGAGAGACACCGTCTCGTCGGTCGCCCCGTTTCCATCAACCAGGAGTAATCCATGCCCTTCGACCGCACCAACACCGGCACCCTTCGTCGCAACGACCGCAAGCAGAAGGACACCCATCCCGACTTCACCGGGGACCTGAACATCAACGGCACCGAGTTCTGGCTTTCGGGCTGGATCAAGACTGCCGGGGAGAACGCCAAGAACCCGGGCCAGAAGTTCTTCAGCCTCGCGGTCAAGCCGAAGGAGGAGCAGCGGGCCAAGACTATGGCCGAGCAGAACCCCGAGAAGTTTGCCGACGATGAGGATTTGCCGTTTTGAGCTCGGCAGACCAAGAAGATTGGCGAACCGTCCGCTCCCTGCCGAATGTGGAAGTTTCCTCGTTCGGCAGGGTTAGGGCGGCGAAGAAGACAATCCCTATGCCGAGAGGAGGATTCCGCGTGTGCGCAAGCGATGGGAGTTTGGGGTCATGGGATGGCAGTCGGTATCTGTACGTCCTCCATCGTCGGACGTACAAGGTTGCTCGCTTGGTTTGCGAAGCGTTCAACGGCCCCTCGCTGCCCGGCCAAGTTTGCATGCACTTGGACGAGAACGCACGCAACAACCGGCCTGAGAACCTTCGGTGGGGAACGCAGCGCGAAAACCTGAACGCACCGGGGTTCTTGGCTTACTGCCGTTCTCGCGTAGGAGAAAAAAGCCCTGTAGTGATAGGCAAAAAACTTCGGCAGGCAGTCTGATGAACCGCATCTTCCCCAAAGGCACCACCCCTGACCAGATCGCTTCGGCGATCTCGGTCATGGTGCGGTGGCTCGACCCAGCGAAGTCTTGGAAGGTCACGCTGGAGGAGTTCAAGCCCCGGCGATCGGACATGCAGAACGCTTTCCTCTGGGGCGTCGTCTACCCGTCCATCCTTGAGGGCGGCGGGGAGGCTCTGGCAGGCTGGCAGAAGGACGACCTGCACGAGTTCATGCTCGGTGAGCACTTCGGCTGGGAGACGCTCACGCTCGGCGGCAAGACCGTACACAAGCCGGTGCGCCGCTCGTCCCGACTCAACAAGCAGGACTTCTCCGACTACCTCGAGTTCCTATCCCGCCGCGCCGCAGAGCTCGGCATCGTGATACCCGAACCGTCCTATGGAGACACACCATGACGCAGACAGAACAGATCCGCGCCCACCTAGTATCGGGCCGCGATATTACCCCCCTCGAAGCACTCGACCAGTACGGGTGCTTCCGGCTCGCCGCCCGGGTCGCCGACCTTCGCGCCGAAGGCCTCGACGTGCAGACCGTGACCGAGGAGCGCAACGGCAAGCGGTATGCACGGTACCGGCTCGTCGGGCAGCTCGAGCTCGTATGAGCATGAAACGCTTCCTCTCCCTCGGCGCTGGCGTTCAGAGCAGCACCCTCGCGCTGATGATCGCGCACGGCGAACTCGACCCCGTAGACGCTGCCATTTTCGCGGATACCCA